TTGAAGTCTTGCTTACCTTAACTCCATCTGCAATACGGCGAGCAGCAGTCCCTGAAACCAAACGAGTCGATGCTGCGATCTTAATTTGTCCAGCAGCATACTCAGCAAGATTAGAACTTTCCTTTTTAGCAGCTTCAACGGCTTCCTCGGACATACCCTTGAAAGCCCTGGTAATACCGCGTAAATCTGATTTGTCATAAGCGATCTGGACTTCATCTGCCATCCTGTCGCTCCTTCAATACATCAATCGCGGTTAATATGTCGTCTGCATCATCCCAGTATTGCATCGGTATCCCCGTCTCTATTGCTAGAGATACGAGGATCCGCCTTATGCTTCCTGGTTGGTGGCTTTTGGGCTATCGTCTCCGACTGTTACATCAGCAACGGTCTCTGACCAAACATCGTAAGACTTAGTAGGCTTTCCAGCGTTTTCTCGCTTATAAGCGTTATAAGCCAAAAACATAAGATCCCAGATGCCAATCTTGTCATTAGCCTGAGAAATCGTGTTACCAGTTGCCTTCTCCCACTTTGCCCACTCAGGAGGCTGAGCCGTATAAGTTGCTTCGTCGCCTGAGTTATATGTAATTGTTATTGGTAGTTTCATCTTTGCTCCCGTTTGTTAGATGTTACGCTGAGAATGTATCGGCTGGTGTGCCGACTACTGTAAGCGCCCAAGTATCTGTTTGCGCTCCTGGTGCAGCTCCACCGATTGATGGAAATACTGGCAGGACGTTGCAAGCGAATACTGCGCCTGTTGCAGCAGTCAAAGAGACTGCAAGAGTTGTGTTTGGTGCTGAATCAGCAGCTGTCCACATCGCTTCGAATAGTGATGAGGCTGCACCCCAGTCTGCCAACAACTCTACGTTAAGAGTCCATTGGTCGTCTGTGTGCTTGTAAGCCTTGCCATCGAGTGTCTGATAAACGTCGATTGTTGGGCTGTTTACGAGAGTCACGCTAGTTGTCTGAGCATCGTAATTTACTGTTGCGATGGTTAGAACGAGGTCGCGACCCGTAATGACTGTTGTTGGCATTATTGGTTCTCCTTATGCTGTCTGCGTATACCAGGTGGATACGCGTATGTCCGCGACTAGCAAGTTACTAGCGCCTACTTGTGTGACTGTTGGTCGATCAACTACCTGGACTTCATATCCAGCCGGTATAACCGCCACAACGCTTGTGATGAGTTGTTCTATGTTATCAAGACTTGCTGGGTTGCTGTTATAGGCAACGCAACAGGTAATCGTGTAATTCAACTTGCATCGAAAGGTACTCTTGCCAATAGTCTCAAACTCCATGTATGGAGAATCCGGTACGACTACAACCGCAGGAGCCGGAATCTGTTCTGGAACATAACTGAATATGTTTGCAGCAACGCCGGATAGTGCAGTAGCAAGAGGAGTACGAACTGCTGAGAGAATTGTGCTTGGCATTATTGTGCCATTGTCTCTACGTCAATATATGGACCCAAAAGCCCGACAACGCGGTTAAACAAGCTGCGACCCATGCGGTAAGGGCTAGGAGCAAAATCCACGCCTTCAATTTGTCCTCCTGGTGCAGTACGTGATTGGAAAACTTCAACTGATACTACGATGATTGCGGATTCGACCGCAGCAACGCCGACATATGTTGCAGCGCCTGTAAGTGTTGCGGATCCGCTAGGAATGACATTTCGCTCGACAACATCGGCATTAGTGATGTTTGCTGTAAATGTGTACGCATCTGGATCAGCATTAACTGTTCGTGTGCCGTTAAAGGGAGATCCGCATCCTGCGATAACGACTGATTGTCCTTCGGTAAACTCATGGATTCCTACTGTCGTAAAGGTTGCGACATTATCAGTCAGCGAAACCTTGGCAACTGGTGAAGCAAAAGTAGTAAGTAAAGGCAAGATAACTGCCTCAGATGTATCGATGATGTCATCAAGATACGCGTCATTGTAAAGAGCAGACGAAACACCAAGCACGGTTCTCAACTGTGCAGCTGTGATAATACTTGGCATTTCGTCCTCTCTAAACGACTGCCCCGGAGATCGGGAGCAACCCCCGGGGCATGATTAAGTGATTAGGCTACGTTCAACTTACGGAACGCTGCTGGGTAACGGTTTACTACGCAAACATATGCGTATAGTCCGATTTCAACCTGACCGTTTGCTACGACGTTAGCGCGTAGTTCGATCTTGTTACTCTCGTGGAAACGCATCGCGTTTGATGGGTAAACCAAAGCGTGCTTTGCGTTTGCATCGTCACCTGTGTAGTTAGCATCTACAACAAGTCCAAGTCCTGCGACTGATCCTGCTGTTGAGCCTTGTGTGATCAAACCATTAGCGTTTGATGGAGCCGCTGCTGCGTATAGTGGACGACCTGAGCCATCAACTGCACCTAGTAGACCAGCGAAATCGATACCATCCTCGCCACCTGTGTTTGCAACAAGTAGACGATTTGGTGTTGAGCGCATTACGCCAAATGAATCAGCAATACCCTTGGCGATTGAGCCGTAGATTGTTGCTGCTGATGACTGTGTTGCGTTCTGTGCTGCAATCTGAGCTGCGTATGCATCTGTCTTGATTGCGTAGGATTCAGCCAACTCACGTAGATACAAATCTAAGAAGCCAGGGTCTGAACGGTCTAGGAGTTCAACATCGATGATGCCTGCTCCTGCGAACTTGACAACTGTATCCTCTTGGAAAGTTACTGTTGTGTCTGATGATGAAAACTCTGCGCCCTCTGCTGTTAGAGCAACAGTAGCCTTTGTTCCCAACTTAGGAGTGAACACCTTCATACCTGATGCAGGTAGAGCTGCGCGCTCGATTGAATCGATAAATGGACGTGATGCATCGATTACGCCGATTACATCCTTTAGGTAGTTAGGTGGAACCATACCTGTGTTTTCAGCAACTGTTGCAACCTGTAGAGCAGCAACTAGATCGCGAGCATCTGCGTCACCGCGTGATGCCTGAATCTGTGCCATCGCAAACTGACCTGCTGTAACGTCAAGATTGACGCGTGGATTTGTGTAAAAGACTGGACGTGTTGTCGCAGCAGTTACATCTGACTTTGCAGCTTCAACCGTCTCGGTTGATACTGCCTCTGAAACGGTTTCTGACACTAGGTCATCTCCTTCGGTCTTAGGTTCCTCAATTTGAGGTTCCGGGGTTGATTCGGTTGCAGCTGTGCCTTGTGTTTCAGCCGCTGCTACCTTTTCCACTTCGGCTCCTGGGATTGCTCCTTCAGTAACGAGTGAAACTTCAATTAACTTCGATGCGCTGATAGCCATAACGCCATCCTTGTTGTCCCATGCATCTACTTTTACGCCAACGCTAAAATCGGAGCGCAATCCTGTTGCAGCTTCCTCTAGTGCGTCATTTCCAGCAGTTGTCTTTGCGATCTTAAATGATGCAGTAATACCTGTTTCATCTTGTGACCATTCCATCAACTTACCGATTGGCTTTGTCATTTCATGCTCTAAAACCAACTTTGTGTTTTTGCTAAAAGTGATTGAGTTAGGCAAGAAAACAGTTTGACCTGCTGAGGTGTTGCCAACTGAATCCCATTGGACGATGCGACCAGCGATGATGCGTGATTCTGCATCGCTTGCTGTAAGTGTTACTGGCATTGTTATTTTCATGATAACAAGTCCTCCTGTTGTCTGATTTCATCAACGCTCATCGCGCCAATTCTGTTTAGGATCTCGTAAACCTGCGCACGTTCCAAAGGATTGCCACGTAGGAAGTCATCGAGTGCATAACGTACTTCGTTACCTTGACCTACAAAATCAGGCATTGATAAACGCTGTTCAATCGCAGTTAAGATTGGACGAAGTGAAAAATCAACAAGTGAACGACGTTCTGAAATCGCATTTGAGTAAGTCATTGACGTAGTTTCAGCCGACGCAAAATATGCAGGCAATCCAGCTGCACGACATAACTCTAAAGCAACATACTGACGTGCTTCATTGAGTTGTAGTTTGTTTGGATCAATTCCCATAGCCTGCAATTCAACGTCGGCATTAAGAAATGCTGTACTCCGAGTTGTGCGGGCTACGCGCCAGGCTTCAAGCAGTTTGCCGATACGCTCGCTAGTAAGATTTGTTCCGTTTGACTTTAATACCATCATTGGTACCGGCTCTTTTGCAAAAGCCTCTGATGCATTTTCTAATGCAACAGCTGCGCGGATTGTGCGCCCAGCACGAGATAAGAATCCTTCATCCAAACCATTAAACACAACAAGCGAACGAATACCTGCTGATGGAACAGCAGAACCGTCTACTGAGTAACCGATGATTTCGGTATTGCTTGAGTTTGTTGTATATGTAACTCGATCAGGTGAAACGCGTGTCCATTCTTGGATGCGTCCATCTGCATACATTGACATTACTTGTCCATACGCCACGCCGTGAAATAGTAAATCCTCAGCGATGTATGAATAGATAGATGATCCGGGAACGCGTGAATCAGGTTGGTTAATTACGCGATTGGGTTCAACTCGTACCCCGGAAGATTTAATTCTTTGCTCTAATGGCAAAGATGCAACAGTTGAGCAAATGATATTGCGCGCTCTTGCAATAGTTGGTACTGCCATCGCTTGCTGACGGTTAGCAGTTGCCAAAGGATAAAATAAACTTTGGATTGAGTTATTGAAAGGTGCAGGAGTCGCAGCTGCGTCTACCGTAAGTCCTACCGGTTCAGGAGCCTTTGCGAAAAAATCTCTGAGTGCCATTAGCATAAAATTATAGCATAATCAACCCAACACGATGTCCACTTCGGTGTCGGGACGTGTCGCAAAGTGAGACACCATCGCCATGCCAACAGTTGCGCAGATTGTAGCTGCTGAGGCTTTTCTGCCTAGATACCAACCGCCATCTTTGAACGGAAGTTTAACCGCAGATAAGACTTGCTTATTTAATTCGGCTTGGTTGCCATGAACTAGGCGCTGGGAGGTAATAGCCGACAACATTTCATCGCAGGCTTGCCCATAAAGCGCGCCATCGATTGGAGTGGTCGGGATTCCCGCTGGAATCAACCGAGAAGCAACCGCGCCAGCGGTTTGACGAGAATAGGCAACAGTTTCGACTGAGTACTTACGCGCCCATACTGCGATGCTGTTAGCCAGGTCTTTATCGTCAATATTAACTGGATTCGAATATGTCTCCAGTAATACAACGCAGAACTTGTCCCCATCAAGTCTCTGCGCTGCCACTAACGCGGCTGCTTTTCGATCTGGTGATAGATCAATAGCCATCCAAGTTGGTTGCTCCCGATCCAGAGCGAGCGTACCCTCAGACGCGCACTCTGTCCAACTTGACGGATTGATAGCTGGGTTGATCTGACTCACCCATTGACATAAAAGTTCGGTGCGAATAATAGACTCATCATCTGACATCGCGGATTTGAGATTATCGGCATGGATGGTATATCCAAGGCTTGGGTTTGCCTGTTGCCAGGCTTTAGGATCATCCAAAGCGCAACCAGGTTCAGCACTCCACTCAAACCAACCAATCGGATCATCCGCACCAGCAGCTGCTGCTAAACCGCGCTCACGCATACGATTCAAAATTACGGAATGTTGGTCTCCAGCATTGGAATACATAATTGCCATTGGATTCTTGCTTGCCATTTGCGTAAAGCGCAAAGATGCCCAAACTTCATCATCCTTGTATTCGCGAACTTCGTCCAAGTGGATTGTGTCCGGCGCTGCAATACCGCGAGCAGCTGAGTTATTGGCTCGGACTAGGTAACGGGTGCCGTCATTGAGTTTGATTTCTTGGCTACCCTTGGTTTCGTACTTTTTAACAAACCGAGTCACAAGTTGTTCATTGGCTTGGATGATCTCATCGATTTTCCAAAAGATTTCAGATGAGGTTGTAAGTTTGTGGGCAGTATGAATCTGCAAACGCTCACCCCAAAGGAACATTCCAGCCAAGATTCTTAGCTGCATGAAGGTAGATTTACCGTTCTGACGAGCGATGATTACGCCGATTTCGTTGTGGTACCAGCGTCCGTCAGGCTTGACTCGGTGCATCTCAATAGCAAGCAAACGCTGCCAAGGGAGCAGTTTGAAGTACTCACCGGTAACTGGATCCTTGATTTTCTCAACAAAGTCGATCATTTCTTGCCCGCGGGAGGGTAAATCGACCGGTTTTGACCGTATGCGGGGTTCTGTCGCCCCTAGGTAAGCCGTAGGAGCCTGTTCTAAGCCGTTCTGAGGGTTTTGAGTCATATCTAGTCGTTAGTCTCCTGATAGTGGCTTATTGAGCCGTTTTTGGGGGCAAAAGATCCAA